CCCGATCAACGAGGTGTACAAATGCCACTTGATAAAAATCGCCCCGACACAGTATATGAACAAAATGAAGACATGTGGTTGAAAACAACAGGAGCTGTAAACAAGGATTCTTTGCGTCCTGCACAAAATATTCGTCCGACTACACGCCAAGAATCTCATATTGATTATCAGGGCGGTGTATCTTTAAATGATGCTAATGCTGGTTTAAGCGATGATTATGGCAAAGGCAATGTAATAACTTATAATAACGAGCGCGCGAGTACTGAAACTAATACTGTTGTTTCAAATGTAACCAGTATCGTAAAAGCAATTGTATCACCAGTTGTTGATGCATTAAAATATACTATGAAGGAATATACTGTTGAATCTGAAAGAGGAGTTGGTAATCCAAGTATACAAATACCGGAAAAAGCTACAATATATGATCCTGATAATCATATTATGAAAACTACGGTTAAAGAAACTACTGTTCATGATAGTGAAATGACTAATTTGGTTGGCAATAAGGAAACTTACTCTACTATAACAGATCAAGCTAAAACTACTGTNAAAGAAACATTAATACATGATAGCGGGTATACTAATATAAGAGCTACCGATGGTGGTTATACTATTTCCGATGATGACGCAAAAACAACAATTCGCGAAACCGTTAAACCTATTGATACTGTGCGCAATATAGGCGGTGTTACATATAGTGTATCCGTATATGACCCTGAAATTGTTGCTAAAACTACCGTTAAGGAAACAACACTTATTGGCAAATCACCTTATGGATTTATAGGAGGTATGTTAGACGGTTTATTCGGGGGATATATTAATAAAGAAATTGAACTTAAAAATACACAAAAACAATATTTATCAGATACAAACGAATATGGTATCGCTGGTGCTATTAATGAACATCGCCAAAGAGACAGAACAGCAGAAGAGAACGCGGAAATTGATGATACACGCGAGCTAATTATGATTGCCGCTGGTCACACTCCAAATCCAGGTAATATGAATATCAACAAAGATGCTTCTGAACTTGAAATGACTACTAGAAAACCATTTGAAAACTCTGCTGCTGCACGTAATAATGGTAATGTCGGCATGATATATCAATCATCGCCAAGCATTGATGAATGTGGTATTACAAAGATGCCTAAAAAAAATAATGCTTATTCAAATAGATTAGATAGTAGTTTACTTGAATCTGTAAATGATAATGATTTAATGAAAACTCAACGCATTAACCTATTAAATCGGGCTGTAAATTTTAATAAAATTATATAAGGATTTATTATATTATATAATATGTAATGGGAGCGGGCTCCTATTACGCGCTCTCGTAGCTTAATCGGTTAAAGCGTTGGTCTTATGAGCCAAAGATTGGGAGTTCGAGTCTCCCCGAGAGCACTAATTATTTTTGTAAGATATATAAAAATACAATTTATATATTATAATTAATGAATAAATTAGCATTTATATTTTTAATATACAGCACTATAAATCATAAAAGTATATGGTATAAATTTTTTAAAAATGTAGATAAATCTAAATATAATATCTATATTCATTATAAAATTGATGAAAATTTGGGGTACTTTGACAAGTATAAGGTTAAAAATATAATTAATACTAAATATGCTGATATTTCTATTGTAAAGGCGCAAAATTATATGTTAAAGGAGGCGTTAATAGATACCGATAATACTCATTTCATATTTCTTTCGGGTTCATGTATACCTTTTAAATCGTTTGAATATATTTATAATATATTAGATAGCAAGTTTTCGTATTTTCATATTGCTGACAGAGATGAATGTCTTCCTGATTGTCGCGAAGCACTTAAATATATTGATATAAAATATCTTAATAAAGCATCGCAATGGTGTATTTTAAATAAAAAACATAGTATATTGCTAATTAATGGGGCAAATTATTATAAACACGTTTATAATCATAATACTCTTAATTATTTGGTATGGTTTAATAATTCATATGCCCCCGATGAACTATGTTATTTAACTTTTTTAGCACGTGTCTTTAATAATAATTTAGATAATGAAATAATAGCTACTTATTACAACGAACCACCCGAATACGCTACTACATTCGCTAATTGGGAAGGCATGAATTATAAATATGTATCCCATAATGAATTGAAAAATTATGTATATATATCCGAAAATGAATTAACTCATCTAATGAATAGTCCATGTTTATTTGGGCGTAAATTTAAACCATATTCGGCATATTCATTACGTAATGATATATATATAGACCNNATATCATCATAAAGTATTTAAGAATTTAATTAATTATATATATAAAAATGTTTCGTTATGTGTTGATGGGTACACTAGTCTGCTACTCTTCTTGTTTCACCCAAATTAGTACTCTACCTGTTTTAAAATCACGCTCAGTAAAAGATGTATGTAAAATGCAGAAAAAAGATATTGATACGNGAGTGTTCAATGATATTGATAAGGATAAATCGGGTTCAATTGATATTACCGAACTAAATAGCTACTATGGTAAAAATAATTATATGGAGGTTGCTGATATGAATAATGATANTATGATTGATTANCCNGAGTTTGAAAGACTTGNTAATATTAACAAATTTGGTAAACAAAATGGCGGTAATCTATTTGTAAGAAACGCTATTAACTGGGGGCTTCTTGATAAGAATTCTATTTTGGCCGATGGCGAAGCTTCTATTTTGGTTGGAAATAAAGGCTTTGACCCATTTAATTGTTCGGTTGATATTAGTACATTGAAGAAATATCGCGAAGCTGAAATTAAACACGGTCGTCTTGCTATGCTCGCAAGTGTTGGATGGCCTTTGTCAGAGATTTATCATCCNTATCTATCTAAACTTGCNAACAAAATGGATNTGCTTTCATTTAATGGTAAAGCCCCTTCTATTTTGAATGGCGGTCTTGATAAGATNAATCCTGTATTCTTTATGGCNATTATTGTATTTACTGCAACTGTTGAATCTATTGGGCTAAATAATGATTATAATAATTACTTTAATGACAGAATTCCCGGTGATCTTGGTTTTGACCCTCTTAAACTATATGTTAATAAGGACCCTAGAACTAAACGCGACCTAGAACTCAAAGAACTTAATAATGGACGTCTTGCTATGGTTGCTATTACATATTATGCTCTCAGTGAGTTTTTGAATAATATGCCGGTCATCAAAAATACGCCTTTTCTATTTAAAAGTTTTCTTTAATTATTATAAAGATGGAAAATAAAGTTAGTTATTATAAGGTTATCGATGGTCTTAATTTTGATGCCGGTTTATTAGAAACAGCAGATGAGTTGATAAAAGGACAGGGTGATGGTCGTATTTCTATTGACGATTCTAATAAATTATTGATGAAAATATTTGATGGCCGCAAGATAACACAAGTAGAATGTAGAACTATTCTATATATACTCAAAAACTATAAATTAACAGAAGAGGCTTCTCAAAATTTCTTAGATAAACTTATTAAATTTGAATAAAAAATGATTATTACGTTTATTTTTATAATTATCAATATGGAGAAATGTATTGCTAATATTAATTATGATTCTTTAAACATAAAAAACACAAAACTTATAAAGTTGAAGCCTTTACCTAAAAAGGGAGAAATAAGTGCATTGGCGGCTATATCTAAGTATCTTCATTAGATTTTATTGGATACCCCGCGCATATATTCGAGTAGCTCGTTTTTCTCGTTAATATCTTCGCGAGTGTTAATAACTTTTAATTTTTCTGAAATATGCGGAATCAATGTAAAGAACTTATTGGAGAGTGACAACAATTCGTTCTTGTTATTTTTATCATCCACAATTCGCGAAATATCATCCAGAACTGCTTGACCTTTATCAATTTGACCGATTGTCAGGACACCGAGGGGGAAAACGTTATAAGAATACATCCTTATATTGTAAGATATATTATATAAGGTCTATCATTTTTTATTAAGAATAGCACATATGTATTCTCTTTATACGTAAAAATTGATATAAGTTTTTATATTATATATTAATAAAATGAATAGTACTTCTGTCAATTATCAGGACTGGGAACCTGTTGTATTTACAAAAAAGCCCAAAGAAATCATAAAAAAAGAAAATACACCAAGACCTGCCGGTAATAAAGAGCTCACGAGATTAATGGAAGATGATATCCCTAAGCTAAACAAAATGACTCGTGAATATTCGCTTGCTATTACTAATGGTAGAGCAGCTATGGGTTTTTCACAAAAAGACTTAGCGCAAAGATTGTCTGTAAAAGATAATGTAATTAAAGAATATGAGAATTGTCAAGTAGCAAACTTTAATATGGGTTTTCTCAAAAAAATTTTAAGAACTCTTAACATAGATCCTAAAACTGTTATTACCAAATCCGGCTAATACTCTTTATCATTCTAATGTAATAATTTCACACATATCATAATGTCCCATTACAATTAATTTAATATCTTCATATTCTCTTATAATTAAATTTCCTGGAACATAAACAGCCTTTATTTCTTTATTTGAATCAACTAATGATGTTAATTCAATTAAATCCGTATAAGTATTAAATGTTTTTTCTGATTTAATATTAATTACTGAACCATTTACTACACACGTTCCATTAATACTCACTGTCTTATCCAAATAATAATTCATTTATATTATATTGATATATATTTTTTGTCAAAAAAAGTGAAAAAATATTTAGTAGCCCGTTACTAAGGTAATACATGCTATCAGCGATTCCACCTTTCGGTTTCTTGGCAGATTGCCTTCTGTATGAACATGCACTATTGCTCCTTTTTNCTCTAATATATAGAAAGTATTTGATACTTTAATCTTGCGCAGGTTAGCTCTGCTATTTCTTTTAATTTAAATCTTCAAATTCGGTATCAATGTCTTTCCATATACAGATATGCTACACCATACCCTTTCTTTTAAGATGATTTGTTAAAAGAAATGTTATCACTTTTTATTATTAGCTGAACATATTTATCCCATCAAATACATATAAAAAATGATTATCTTATATGATTAATTAATTATAACAATGACAACTACTATTTACATNTTAAAGCTAAATGATAATAAATTTTATATTGGAAAAACAAATAGAACTGTTAAAGAAAGATACCAAGAACATTTAGAAGGGATTGGTTCCTTCTGGACTAAAAAATATAAACCNTTGTCTGTAATTAAACAAATAGAAAATANTTCTCCATTTGAAGAAGATAGGTATGTTAAAGAATATATGGCTATATATGGTATTGATAATGTAAGNGGTGGTTCATATAATCAAGAAGAATTAAATGGAGAAACTATTAAGTTTCTTAAAAATGAATTGAGAACTTCTAACAATGAATGTTATAA